GGAATATAATTCTTTGTTGGATACAACTGACTTGATGTTACAATTAAGAAAAAAGAAATTATTTGAATCTATTTTCTGTAGTATGCGACTCATTGCCACAAATTATTTAAATCGTGGTAATCTCAGAAATTATTCAAAAATGTGGAAAGAGGACATGATAGGCGATGCTTCTCTAATCTGTATGGAAAAACTATATAAATTTGATACGAAGTATGAAAATCCATTTGCTTATTTCACATCAGTTTGTGTAAACTCTTTCAAAACATACTTAAAAGTAAATAACCGTTATGCTGACTTAAATGTTAGTGTTGATTTTTACTCAAATTTAGGTGGGGTTGATGAATAAAGTAGCTTTAATCAGCGATATCCATTTTGGTGTCTATGCCAATGACATTAGATGGATGGATATGCAAATAAATTATTTTGAAACCTTCTTCAAAGAAAGTCTTATCAAACAAGGAATCACAGATGTCTACATCTTGGGTGACCTACTTGATAACAGAAAAACCTTAAGTGTTATTTTAGAGTCTAGGCTCAGAATTTTATTTAAGAATACTCTGAGTGAATTTACCTTCCATCACATCGTAGGAAATCATGATGTGAGATATAAGGATAGTAATCAAACCCATTCGCTTGGATTTCTTGAAGACCTACCTAATTACACTGTACACACCGACACAACAAAATTCGGAGATATCTTATTCCTTCCGTGGCTTCATAAAGAAACCACATTTAACAAAGAAATGGATAGATTTAAACACGACAAATTCAAGTACTGTTTTGCACACTTGGAATTGAACGGTTTTAAATTGAATAAGAATTACACTATGACTCGCTCACATCAAGACCAAAATATGCTTGGTACTAAGTTTGAATATGTGTTCACAGGTCATTATCACACTAGGTCAAGTGCAACTAAAATGGGAACTAAGATTCAATATCTTGGAGCACCATTTGCACTGACTAGGATTGATGTTGATGACCCCAAGGGTTTTGTTGTGTTGGACTTGGACAATGGTGATTATGATTTTATTGAATCTGAAGGTATTTTTAGGTTCATCAATCATGACTTTGAAAAAGATTCCAAGAAAGATTTAAACCATTTTAACAACTCTTTTCTAGATATTCAAGTAACATCTGCATCACTTGTTTCTCCTCAGTGGGATATATTTAGAAAAGGTTTATCAAAGTATAATATTGTTAATTTAAATACTATAACCAAGATTGAAGATGCAATTGAAGTACGAGAAGAAATGGTCAAACAAGATAACTCTAGTGTGGAAACTGCAATTCCTAGTTACATTAATGCTATGGAAGTTACAGAAGAAACTAAAGAAGAACTTAATGACCTTATGGACGAATTAATTACAGAGTCTCAATTCACTCATTAAATTTATAAGACTAAATAAAACAAGGACTAATAGAATATGGCAAAGAAATCAAATCCATTAATGAATAAACTCAAGAAGATGAAAACTCACTTATCAGCCGAATCAAAGGTTATGAGTGAGTCAAGATTCTTTATTGAGGGTCGCAGAACCAAAATTAGTATTCCACTAATTAACATCGCATTTAGTGGTGATATTGACAAGGGAATGCCTGATGGGTCAATCACAATGATTGGAGCACCATCAAAACATTTTAAGTCCTCAATTGCACTTAAGATTCTAGCTGATTGGCAGAAAGAACACCCTCAAGGGGTTTGTGTTTTCTATGACAATGAGTTCGGTACTCGTGAGAATATGTTTAAGTCTTATGGTGTTGACCCTGATTTAATTCTTCATCAACCTTTTGATACTGTTGAAAATCTAAAAATTGACCATCATCAAAAAATGGCTGAGTTTGATAGAGATGATGATGTTTTATTCCTTGTGGATTCTCTAGGAATGGCGAGTTCAAAAAAAGAACTTGAAGATGCTGACAAGGGAGACTCAAAAGCTGATATGACTAGAGCAAAAGCTATTAAGTCCTACTTCAGAATGATTACACCTGTTACTCGTATGAAAGATTTTACATTTATTTGCATTAATCACACATACCAAACAATTGAAAAATATGCTAAAACTGTTCTAGGTGGTGGTACGGGTGGTGAATATGCACCTGATAATACTATCTTTATCTCTCGCTCACAAGAAAAAGAAGGAAAAGAATTGACAGGTTACACTTTCAATCTCAGACTTTATAAATCTCGTGACTGTGTTGAGAATTCAGTTCTACCATTAACAGTGCATTTTGATGGTGGTATTCGTAAATATAGTGGGATGAAAGACCTTGCAAAAGAGTTTGAGTTAATCACTAATTGCCGAATGGCAAATGATAAGAGATTACATGGGTATCAGTTAAATGATGAACATGGAGAAATTGTTGAAAATGAGGATGGTACACCTGTCCAAATTATCGGTAAGCTTGTAGATGTTGATGATGATTTTTGGGAGACTGTTTTTGAGAAAACAAATTTCAAAGAAAGAGTCCGTAATAAATACATATTAGTAAACGAAGCTAAAGAGTATGATGAAGAAATTGAAGCTAAATTAAATAATTCTGAGGAGGATTAACATGGCTAAAAAAGATAAAAAAGAACCAACTATTAACGAAGAAAAAATCGCAAAGGATTCTCTAGTTGAAGGTCAAGAACTTCCTAAAGAAGAAGCTCCTATTGCAGAAGTTATCTCTGAGGAAAAACAACCTAAAGAACTTTCAAATGTATCTGTTGAAGATGCTAAAAAGAAAGTTGGAGATATTGAAGTTTTTGGTGAAGATGTTTGGGTTCTCCTTGCCAAATCAAGTTCAAAAAAACAAGGTTGGGTGAAATCAACTAAAGCAATGCAAATCGGAACAGGTGAGCGTGGTTCAGTAGGTGGAGTTGTTGTTCAAGTATCAACACAACAAGGTGATAATGTAGCAGAAGCAGTAACATTTATTGCTAATGCAAAGATTATCAAACGACCTAATGGCACAAGTTATATTGGGTAGTTGAAACTTTATTTATAAAAATGAGAGCTAGGGGTTTAACCTTAGCTCTTTTCGTTTATAATTATAGCAAATACAACAAAGGAAAAATATGGACATTTTAAAATTTGAAAAACTCTTAGTCCAAACTATGTTTGTGGAAAAGGATTATAGGAATGGTATTCTACCGTTTATCAAATCTGATTATTTCATATCTGAGGATGTTAAGAAGCTAGTGAAATCTGTAATCCAATACAATATGGACTATGAAGAATTTCCTACTGTAACTGAGTTCAAAACATTCTATGAGAACAATGAAAAAGTTACTGCGACCTTGACTGAATGTATGGGATTGAAAAACGAAGACTCTACTAATGGTGAGTGGAATCTTCAGCTAATGACTGACAACACCGAGAAATTCTTTAAGACAAAATTAATGATGGATGAAATCGCAGAATCAGGTGAGCAGTTAACATCGGATAACCCTGACTTTGGAATCATTAATGAATCTCTAGAGAGATTATCAAAAGCAAGTGCGTTTACATTTGACCGTTCAGTAGGTCTAGATGTAGGTGAGAACATGGATAGTATTTTTGATTTCTTCCATAAAAAATCAAGATATATTCCAACAGGTATAGACAACCTTGATAGAATTATTGGTGGTGGTTCTCACGAGAAAACTCTCAATGTGATTATGGCTCAACCGAATCTAGGTAAGACTCTAATCAAAACTTGTATTGCATCAAATTGTTTGGTTCAAAATAAGAAAGTTCTCTACATTACACATGAAATGTCAGAGTACAAAATCACTGAGAGAATTTTAGCAAATCTATTTGATGTTGAGATGAAAGATTTATATCGTCTGAACAAGAAAGACTTTGTTAATCACTTTGAAGCTGTGAATAAATATATTTCAAGAAATCTTGTTATTAAAGAATTCCCTACCAAGACTGCTAATACAAATATGATTAGGTCTATGATTAGAGAACTTAAGGACAAGAAAGACTTTGTGCCTGATATTGTTTTCAATGACTATATGGGTATTATGCAACCGAATTTCTCTAACAAGAATTCAAACTCATACACCGATATCAAAACTGTTTCAGAAGAACTTCGTGGTCTAGCTGTTGAACTAGCAATTCCTATTTGGACTTCAATTCAAACCAACCGTGGTGGAATTAATAATCTTGATGTTGACCTAGATGATATGGCTGATTCAATAGGGCCTGGTGCTACTGCAGATGTTGTTATGAGTGCTACACAAACTGATGATATGAAAGAATCTAGGGAAATCCAATTAGCGATTCTAAAAAATCGTTTCGGTCTTAATAAACAACGGTTCTTAGTTAAAGTTGATTATAGTAAAATGAGAATTACTGATTATGAAGAAGACGAATTACCTGATGCTCAGATGAAACCTACAGCGAGTGCAAGTGCAGATGTTCTAGCAAGTCTAAGTGAGAGTTCATTTAGTGGTTCAAATTTTTAGGAGATTGATATGTTATTTAAACGAAAAGTAAAAGAAAAAACACCTATGGCTGAAGTCTTTGACAAGCCTAAGAATAAAAAAGATAAAGAGTATGTATCACCTCACATTATTGAGACAAGCCATAACTTCAAAGTTGATTACAATAATACCCCCCAACAACTAGAAACTGAAGACTCGGTTGTTGATGAACTCAGTATTAAACAACTTACTGATACTCTTGTTGAAAATAAAAAACTCATTGAGTCTTTGTTATCATCCAAGAGAGCTAGTAAGTACAATAAAAAAGAGTTCTATGAATACAACAAAATGATTTCTGATTTGTATGAAAATGATTTCGGTGTCAATGAAATATTTGTAACAATGGCTAAACTATATGAATTGACAATTTCTGAGATTGAAATTATGTCAAGGTTCTTATTGGAATCTCATAGACACACTCTCAGAGAGGAACTTAAAGAACAGTTTGAGATATCGTCAAATAAAGAAGATGGTCTATTGAGGTTCTTCTAATGTTTTCAACAATGATAAACCCCACTGCTCTAAATATCTATGGGTATTTTAGAGCAGTGGAATATTGCTCTCAGACTGACGAATGGGTTAATAAATCTAGATTCAAGAAAATGATTTATTCGTATGCTAAGAGTGGATTCTGTCCTAACCGATTTGTCATGATTGCAAATATGATTAATCTAGGACATTTCTCTATGTTTGAGTATCAGTGCTTTGTCATTGATTGCTTTATACAAGGGAATGGAAAGTGCATAGTACAAGAACAAATTGATGGTCAATATATTCAAAAAAACTTTTTTTCGTGGTATTCAAAAAAAAGACTAGAAATTGACCAAGAATCGTTTATAATTATGCATAGAGAGGTTAAGGAACAAAGAACGGATTTCAAAGCTAAGAATTACATTCAATATCGTAACTTCATAGACAAGAAACATATAAACAACTTTTCGCTACTGTTTACTCTAGTAGATAAAAAGATGTTTTCGCCAATCTTCTACTTGACATTTCTAATTCGTTTTAAGGTTAAACCCCAATACGAAAAGCTAGACCTCGTGGGTGATGAGGAGTATTTTAGAAAAATGCTAATGTTACTAAATCACACAACAAAAAAACAAATCAAATAAAATGGCAGTTACAGCCGAAACAAGGATATAGATATGAGAGCAAAGAACAATTGGGCAAAAGCCGAAAAAGCATTAAAAGAAAAAGAAGCAACAACAAATGTAAGCTACAACACAAATTTGTATGTTCCACAAGTATCTGACGAGAAACCACACAAGTCAGTCTTGAGATTTTTACCATCACCTGATACAGACCTTCCGTATCAAGAAACTCTTACTCATTATGTTACAGATGATAATGGAGAGAAGATGGTTGAGAATTGTCCTAAAACAATCGGTGAAAACTGTCCTATCTGTGATGCACAGAATGCACTTTGGCAAGCAGGTCGTGAAGACACATATCGTGACCGTAAGAAAAAATCATCTTACTACTCAAATGTCCTAGTCCTAGAAGACGAAGCTAATCCTGCTAATGTTGGTAAAGTATTCATTCTTAGATTTGGATACGCAATCAAAAACATGATGGATAAACTTGTTGAAGAAGAAGGTAGCTTAGGTGTTATTTTTGACTATGATGAGGGAACTGATTTCAAATTTATCGTTTCTAAAAAAGGTAAATGGAATAACTATGACGATTGTGGTTTCAAACGCACATCAACAGCACTAGATGAAGAAGTAGCTAAGAAAGCTGATGCTGACTTACATGACCTTTTGGGTTACACTGACCCTACCAAGTTCAGAAGCTATGATGAAATCGCACAAGACTATCAAGATAGAACAAGCGAT